GGTGGTACCCCAAAAATCATATAGTCACCACTACTATTAGTTGTTGTTGTGTATTTATAATACTTATCAAAAACCTCAATTAGGGTTGGGTCAGTTAATACATCTTGTCTAGTGAAAAAAGTTCCCGTTGGGTTGTGACCACTATGTGATTTAGTGTATGGTAGTAAGTTGTATCTATACCCATCTTCATTTAAATCAATTAATGATTTGTAAGGATATAAATCAGATATAACAGGATTTGATTCATCTGCTTTATCTAATGGAATAAATACAGATACTTTAGCATTTGGAATACCAAATCCATTGTTAACACTAACACGACCAACAATAACCCCATAATCGGAGCATTGTCTAGTGTAGATTTGACTTTGCAATACTTTCAAAGAAAGTATTTCCAAATACTCAAATTCTTGGTCTATTAAAACTTTAATTGAGGTATCAACACCAGGTTTGGTTCTTATTCTAAATGAATTGGACATAATATTCTTTTTTAATAAATAGTTTATATACTATTTTCAAAAGATAGTCCATATTATTTTAAAATAAATTACTAAGAGAAATTAACGGTTTTAAGATTTTTAACTCTAATGTTAATATCTTTACTCGGATATCTAACTTGATAAGTCTGTTTTGGTTCTGCGAAAATGGTATCATCAACTAATTCAATTTGTTTTGTTCCAGGGTCAGAGTATCTTTGAGATGTTTGAGACGAAGAATATTGTCCCCCCACTTTATTAAAGAAAAGTATATCAGACAATGATATTACACCGTTTTCACTTTGAATTAGTCGTCTTAATTCAGAAACATTAACATTCTCACCCATTTGTCTATTAGTCGGTGCGAAGTAATCCGAAACAATGTTTATCACTTTAGAAATGATTGCCCCCTGATTTTGTGTATTATCTAATACAATATCAACATTAACACCTAAATCAATTACGCTAGCAACCTCAATTGATATATAATCATTAATCATTCTATAATTTGACAAATAGTTCGCCACATTATTTTTTAAAGTATTTGAAACAATTTCAGTAAGACTACCATTCTCATCATAAGATAACATTTGGATTTTTATCTTATTATTTTCTTCAGTTATTGAGACTTTTGCCGGAGCCCCGAATTGAGACGGCATTAATCTAATTAACGATTCATAATCATTTATCGTTACTGCTCTATTTTGAGCCGCAAAATTATAAGTAACTAAATTTCTAACTTCTTCTGTTGTTGGGTAATTACCACCACCGATTGCCGCGGTAACATTCGTACATCTTAACGAATTAACAACACTGGTATTGACAGAGTCTGAAGGTCCATTAACACTAAACGAAACATTACCAATTTGAGTAATAACATTAACACCTAAATTAGAACCAGTTCCACCACCAATTCTATATTGGATAAAGATTGTACTATTAGATTTAAGCGTACTACCTAACCCTAAATTATTGGAGTATTTGTTTAAATTCATTTCATACCCGTTTCTCGCAAACTCTCTTAATTGTTCATCAGCAGATTGACTACCACCACCAAATGTAAGTTTAAAAAATCCTTCCGGAGTATATTCAGTAATAAATTTATCATTAGTAGTCATATATTTACCAACTTTAATTCCTGGTGAATCCGATACTTTAGTTGGGTCTTCAATAAAAACTCTATCTTGAGCTAAAGCTTGTACTTCATACCATCTATCATCTAACCCTAAAAACTCCTGTGATGATGGAATGTTGGCATATTGTGTTCCATCCTTTAATAAAACACTAGTTACACCCAATACATTTTTTTCAGGTAAGAACATTTCAAAAAATGGTTTAACATCGTTTGATGTTACCACTCTTTTAAAGACTTTTGTAATACCATTAACAATGGTCTCCCTTTTAGTTATTGTATAGTTTAATAACTTATTATTTGAATCAAAATTTGGTATTTTTAATCTATTTGGGTATCCGTCAGCGTTTAATGGTGATGAAAAATCAATATCATATACCGTTTCAAATACTTGTCCGGCACCATTAACTTGAGAACCTCGTCTTAATATACCACAATACCTTAAATCTTCCTTATCCCCATAAGCAGGAACTGTAATTGAGAAATCAACTAAAGCAACCGATGGTCGTTGACCAGGAACTTTTAACCCATAAGTTCTTGCAATATTATAAATTGATGACCTTTGTTGAGCATATTGTAATACAGTCTCTTGGATACTTCTATCAATATTAAATTGTAGATTATCCGTTACCGCAGCATTTAAATCAATTAATACCGAAAATACTGAAGCATCGTTAAAGTTCTCAATGGTATCAGGATAATAAGTTTTTGTAAAATTTATTAATTCCGTTCTGATTGATTGGAAGTCTCTTGTTGTGTATGAAATTTTCTTATTTGCCATATAATATTAAATATTAATAATTACAAAATCTTTTTGATTAAACACATCATTATTAACTTTATAATCTATTCTAACTTTAGCGGTATGTTCTTTAGTTCCAATACCAGGAACTCTATATACTCTATCATCATTACCATCAACATAAGTACCTTTATCCTCCTCACCATCTGATGCGGCGGTAATACTAATATTTATTATTGTAATATTAGGAATGTAGTCTTCCACTGAAGACCTAATTTCAGCGTCTATATCCGAAAATGTTGGACCATCTAAAGGCTCAAAAATAAACTCATATAATCTAGTACCAAAATCAGGTAAATAATATCTAGTACCCTTTCTTGTCAATAATAAATGAACTAAACTACTTCTAATCTCTTGGTCATTATAATCAGAAAGGTCTAAATACTTACCATCATACGAATCTCTAAAAGGAAAATTAATCCCATATGTTTTACCATCACTCATAACTATAAATATAATGCCACAATTATTTCTAATAAATACCCCAAAATAAAAAATCACGACATATGTCGTGATTTATATCATATTTTATTTTAATTAAGAACCACACCCAAAACATTCAAATTCCGAATCCTCCGGTTTATTACTTATATCAACAGTTGGTTTTTCAACTATCTTTGGTTGTTGGATTTTTGAAATATCCATCGCCAAATGTTTTGCTCCAGTTGATATCGCTTTTGTTCTAACATAATAACATAAAGTTTTTAATCCTTTACCCCAAGAATGGAAGTGAGATGAAGAAATTTTTGATAATGTCGGTTCTGACATATAGATATTCATTGATTGTGATTGGTCAATGAAAGGTGCTCTATCGGCCGCCATATCAATTAATTCTCTTTGAGATATCTCCCAAATTGTTTTGTATTTAGGAATTAAATGTTCAACTCTCTTAACTTTCTTTTTGTAATTTTTATCTTCAGGGTCAAGATAGTTATTAAAATTAATATTTTGGATTGACCCTTCATTCATAATTATCTCATTCTTCAAGTCTTCCCCCCAAATACCTAATTTCTCAAAATCGTTAATTAAATATTTGTTAACAATTAAAATCTCACCACCAACAACTCTACGATTAAACAACGCCGAATGAGCTGGTTCAGTCATTTCAAATGAACCGGTAATTTTAGCCGAAGACGCCACAGGCATCTGAGCCGTAAATAACGAATTACAAACACCATATTTAGACACTTCTAATTTAAGTGAATCCCAATCCCACATACTACTTAAACCTTCATAATCCAACCCCCACATATCAAATTGGAAGACACTTTTGGACATTGGTGAACCTTCAAAAAATTGGTAAGGTTTATATTCCCCTGATTTACATAATTCCATACTAGATGTAATCGCCGCAAAGTAGATAGTTTCAAAAATTTGTTTGTTTAACTTTTTTGACTCTTCTGATGTGAAAATATAGTCCATTAAGAAGAATACATCTGCAAGTCCTTGAGTTCCAATTGCGATTGCTCTTTGTTCTAACCCACCTTTTCTACCTTGTTCAGTAGAATAACTATTAATATCAATAACCTTATTAAGGGCTCTCACTACTTTTTTAACTTCACTATACAGCCAATTAAAATCAAACTTACCATTAACAATAAAATTCTTTAATACCATTGATGATAAGGTACAAATCGCTGTCGTACTCTCATCAGTATATTGGTAAATTTCATTACATAAGTTAGATTGTTTAATCACCCCGATGTTTTGATGGTTAGTTTTTCTATTAGCACTATCTTTAGAACATAAATAAGGAACACCCGTTTCAACTTGAGATTCAATAATCTTATTCCAAATATTTTGAGCTTTCACTTTTTTACCAAGACCTAACTCAACCGCTCTACCATAGTTATCTTCATATTCATCACCATAACATTCTTGTAATGGTTTAATACCCGCTTTAACAATGTCATTAGGACAAAACAAATACCAATCAGAATTATTCTTAACAGCATTCATAAAATTATCCGGTAACCATATTGATGTGAATAAATCTTTAGCTCTTAATTCTTCCGACCCAGTGTTTTTCTTAATTTCAAGTAAATCAATAATGTCTTTATGCCAAGGTTCTATATAGATTGCCGCACTTCCTGGTCTTCTACCTTGTTGGTTAAAGAAACGAAGAGATTCATTAACAATTTTAAGGTATTTTAACAATCCACCAGCAAATCCACCGGATGAATTAATACGACTCTCTTTACTACGAATATTAGACATACACAACCCAATTCCCGCAGCATCTGAAGAATATGTTGAAATGTCATTTAATGTCTCTAACAATCCTTGTCTTGAATCCCCATTGTTATAATGTAATACACAAGACGCCAATTGAGGTGTTTTTGTACCCGCATTAATCATAATTGGTGTTGCCGGAGAGATAATTTGATTGGATAATGATTGGTAATACGATATAGCCTCTTCAAATGATTTTGTTACCCATAAAGCCACCCTCATATACATATGTTGTGGTCTTTCAATCACCTTACCTTGGGGTGTTTTTAACAAATACATTTCTTGTAATGACCTCCAAGCAAAATAGTCAAAATTATAATCATTCTCGTGATTAATTGCTGAATCAATATTAGAAGGACCATAATTTAAAATAGTTTCCATCAATTTATCATTTACCACACCATCAACGTGTAATAAACCCATTGTAGTACTAAAACTTTCTTCAGTTTCTTTATGGTAAGAAGAAATAGCCACAGAAGATGCTAAACGAGAATAATCGTGATGACTACCAGTGTAAGCCGCAGCAATCTCATAAACTAGTTTATCAAGTTCTTTCGTTGTGATAAAACCCTCTGTTGGTACAGAGGTTATTACTTTAATGAATATCTCATCAGAATTAACATTTAAACCTTTAGCCGCTCGTTTAACTCTATTGTATATTTTTTGGGGATTAAAGGAAACCTCTTCTCCCCCTCTTTTTTTAATTTTTAATGACATCATACTTTATTTAATTAGAAAT